TGCCATTACTGGTTTCGTAAATCCAGGCCTGACCGTCCCGACTAGAGAGCACCCCATCATTCCAGTTAAGGTTCTTCATATCCGGCGACTCGTTCGTGTCTAAGCGGTAATCGAGGTCGTAGACGTTGAGCCCTCCGGCCAGCGTATCGAAGTTAACGACATATTCGTTCTTCGGGCCCGGGAGTGCGCTTGTTTTGACATAGGCCGACGACTTTACCGCCGTATACGCCATGCCGTTTTTAGACATCTCCGTCCCCCCATGCACTCATTCCATAAACGTCGTTCACGAGTCCGCGCTCCGGCCTGGGTGCCTTCCCGATTTGACTGATCTTATCCAACCAAGAATTGTATAGAGAGGCATAAGTGAAAGCGTCGTCTCTCATCACAAGCATGGCCGCCACGTAGTACGGGATTGGCTCCTGCGCGATAACAATATTATCCAAAGGGGTTGTATCAAGCGGTTTTTCCGGAAGAAGCTGCGGACGCCGATAATAGCGCAGATACGCCGTTCCGCTTAGGGTCTTCGGAACCAGGATATAGTCCTCCCCCAACGTAATAAAGCCGGTAAAATAACGGGCCCCCGAAGCGTCAAGCACGAGAAGGCCGCCGGGATTGAAGTCCAACATATCCTCCGGCAACGTAAACTGATAATACGTGCCGACATCGACCGCGTTGTCGGAACTCAGCAATAAGACTTCGTCGATTGCACGTGGTCCATTCGCGATAATAAGCTGCGCGTCATTGATTAGGCCGGGAACGCGCAGAATATAGTCCTCCTGATTGTTATAGCTTGACGCAATTTTAGTACCTGAAATAGAGTATTGGTCGATGAGTTGAAGCGCTCTGTCACGAGCTTCGCCATAGTTCATAGTGTCACTCCCTTAAAGATGGGGCCGAGAGTCGGAGTTGAACCGACACACGTGTCACTAGAATGGAGGAAAAAGCCTCCGTCTCTCACGTGTCCGCCGGGTCCCGGCATAAAAGGAGCCCCATATTACACTGGGGCTCCTCCGTGTTTTTATCAGCCGATATTCAGCACACCATCGCCGACAGCGATGGGCTTGCTGGCGGAATCGACTTCGACCACACGCACCACAGTATGCAGAGCGGTCGGGGTGATCTCGAGACCGTTGGCAGTCAGCTCCGTCCAGTTCGCGACGGTAATAGCGGCACCATAGGCCACAGCGGTCAGCGTGGTAGCATCCGCCGCGGTCATGTAGTAGCGCTTGGCGCCCTCGAGCACGCCAGGCTCCACGAGGATAGTGGACTTGCCAGTATCGGTCGCGGCAGTGGTGACATTGAGGCTCTTGAGGATCGCCTGAGACCCGTGGTAATACACGGCCTTGGCCTTCTCATTGAGGACGAAGCAGTCGTAGATGAGACGACCCTCGACCAGCCAGCCGGAGACACCGGGAGGGTTGTCATGGATCTTATAGTCCTCGAGCTGCTTAGGGCCGGTCGCCGCAACAGGGTGCGTCATGATGAAGGCGCAGCCAGCGGGCAGGCGGGTAGAGGAAACTTTGACGATCTTACAACCGTCGACTTCACCGATGACGCCCTTAATGAGCATCTCCTGAGTCGCGTCACCGTAGCGCATAAACGCGCTGTCCTGCTTGAGCAGGTTGGCGAAACGGTAGGAGCAGAACGCCACGCGGCCTGTGTCGGGCACGTTCGCATTGCCCAGTGCTTCCTCCCCGGCGAGGAACATCTCGTAGGCGTTGGCCTTCGTGATCGCGGTAGTGGCGAAGTTACCCTTCGCCGTAGCAGAAGCCGCCAGAGTTTTGAACACGTAGGTATCAAACTCCGGCACGCAGACCTCACGGAGCTGGCGGGCCAGAGCCTTGCCAGCATCTGAGACCATCTGGCTCTGGATTTTATCACCCTTGTCGATGATAAAGGTAAAGCAGCGGTCCTTAGTGACCGTCAGAGTCTGGATGTTCCGCGCGAGATCCTTGGGAGTGCCGTACCGACTAGTACCGGTACGCTGATAGTCGCCCATGGGCACAACGGGGATGGAATACACCTTGACGGTGTCCACGCCGGTGAACTCATAGTCGTTATTCAGAGCCATCATGGCCTGAGATTCTTTCTGGAAACGCTCGTCCACCTTGGGAGAGTATTTCTGCGCGAGGTTAATGCCGCCAGTAGCCACTTAAATCAATCCTTTCATGTGTGGCAAGCGGGCACGGGGCACGGTTTACCATTTGTCGTCGGAGTTAAAACCGTCGAGAAAATCGTCTTTGGGCTGGGTGTCGGTTACGCCGCCGCCGGTTACGCCCTTAACGGGAGCTCGTGCCGCCGAGCTCGCATTTTGTTTCAAAATGTGATTCTCCTTCTGGAGATTGGTGACGACGGCTTTGTTCTGGTTCTTCTCGTAGTCCGTATAAGCGACGAGGAGGCGCTTATGGCCGTTAATTGCAGCGCTTGTCACCTCGTCGGGCAGTTCCTTGACCCGAAGATCAGGCCTTGCACTCAGCAGTTCCGCTACTTCGGCCCCCCAATCACGCTTCGCGGACGCAACGGGGGCCGCGGCCGCCGCAGTTTGGGCGGGGGCCGTCGTTTCCGACGCTGTGTCGGGCTCCTCGGCAAGCAGGTCTGTATAGTTCAGCCTGCGGTCGATGATGTCCGCAGCAACGTCGGGATGTACTGGATGGTCGGGGTCATTAACAAGCCGATCGATCTCTGCGTCACGGTAGCTTTTTGCCGCCGCCACGATCATTTCGTCCGTCGTTTTGTAACCCATTCCCTTGGCCAGCTTTGAGGCCCGATCCAGTGTCGTGTTCTGCTGGTTCAGCTTTGCCTGTACCCGGTCAACGACCTGCGCTTTCTGATACAGAGAAGGAAGGTCAGCTTCGTCCAATTCCACGTCGCGGTCGCTATGGTCGACCTGCGCGGTGAATTTCAGCTTTCGGCTCGTAGTCGTCGGCTCCTGCTCCCCGTCGGGAACTTCTGCCTCTGCCTGCTCGCCTTCATTCCGGCTCTCGTCCCCTGTGGTGGAGGGCTCCTCAACAGCCGGGGATTCGGTACTCGCATCCTCCGCAGAAGGCCCCGTTGCGGTCTCGTCCGTCGACGCGCCGCCCCAAGAGTTTTCGTCAAAGAAGTCGCCGGCGCCATCCCAGCCGTCAGGGAGGACCGATTCATCTTCTTCGGGGGTGCTGATTACCTGAGACTCGTCATCTGTGGTGGAGATGACGGATTCGTTATCGCTCATGGTTTTGTCCTTTCATGGTGAGAAAGTTGTATTTACAAGCCCGTGATCCGGGGTTGTAGCGTAGAAAAATGCACGGGGAAATGACTTCCTCGTGCTTATGCCTGCACCTTAAGTAGGGCGTTCTGCGCCTTGCTGGGCAGCGTATTAAACCGCTGACTGATGTTCTGCGGCATATTTTGGACTTGCTTCTGCACATCCAGCGCGCTGGCCAGCGCAGGCTGACCCTTTTTTGAGCCGCCACCGGTTCCCGCCGTTTGCGCTTGATTCTCGGCCGCGCCGCCCATGAGCGCGCCCGCAAGGCCCGGATTGGCGTTAATCATTTGCTGATCGGGCTGCACTTCTGCCTGCTTGGCCTTGAGTTCATCAATAAGCTCCTGCCGCCTCGGGATGTACTTATCGGGGATACGCTCCAGATACTGAATGATCTCCAACATACCGTCACGGCGCAGGTTATCAAGAGTTTGCACCATCGCAATCTCGGAGAAATACGTCGTAGCCCCAACATCAGCACGGACATTCAAGTACAGGTGCTTAAACTTGGAGAAGTCATAGAGCTGCTCCACGCGCCGTACCATCTTCTGTGTCTGCATCATGCCGGTCATAGGGTCGATGCGCGGCATACCCCCGGGGCCCATCACGGGCTCCTCGAAAGTCTTATCACGGATGATGGGGCGCTCTCCGTAGTAGGTGCCCATGAAGTCCAGCAGAATAGCACCTATATCCTCTACCCACTCATACTGACCCGCACGGACGTTCTCCAACGGGACCTCCGAGTTCGATTGCAGCACCATCAACGCGGAAGTGTTGTCGGGCTTGACATTGCCCATCTGAACATCGGTAACGCCAAGACACTCCTTGGTATAAGCCATCGCCTTGTCAATAGCCGCGATGATCTGATTGGACATATCCGCCGGCTGAAGATTCGTTGCCACGTCGCCGATACGCTGCCCCGGAGCAAGGTTGTGAACGCCAATCGCCTGACCGACCTCGTTGTCCCACTGCCCGATAAGATCCTGGTTATAGACCGTTTTCGGAAAACCGAGGAGCTGCAAGTGTCGCATGACCATGGCGAACATGGAATTGATAAAAATTTGGTTCGGGATAATGCCGGTCACGAGGGCGCGGCCGTGGTACTGGTTTTTCTGACGCTCCCAGTTGCCCCAGGCCACGGGGTAAAGACTGAGCCCGGTGTCTACGTTCTCGTAAATCACCTCAGTACGAGTGGCTTTCGTCGCATAGACCGTTGTGACCATCCGGGTCATCGGTTTCATCTTGTACTGAGGCGCGCCGTCTATGCCGATAAGCGGTTTCCCGTTCTTATCTCTAGCCGGTATGGGGTCACCATTTTTATCCTCCGCCGGCTCCTGCTGCTGTTCACCAGTCTGAGAGTCAAGCACAGGCTCCTCGTGCTGAATTTTGGTGTACAGCAGAACATACAGGGCCTTATCGTGAATGGAATCTCCCTGCGCCAACTCACGTTCTCCACCGGACCCCGCCTGCCACTGCCACTCGGCGTCACCTTGGATGACGTCCCCGGGGCCCTTCTTCCCGTAACGAGACCTCTCATAGCGCAAATTATCCACGGTGTCACGCCCGACGAGCAGAATATAAGGCTGAATCTGTACCTTCGGCGTATTCGGGTTCCCGAACATAACATTAACGCCGTCTACCAGCTCCATCTGTATCTCGCCACGATACGGCCCATACGCGCCCCCGTAAGGGATAGCGTCGGCGTCCCAATAGAAGTGAGCACAGTAGTCCCCGGTCTGCGCACCATCGAACAACGCTTCCCGGATGCGATACTCCATCTTGAACTTCTCAAGAAGGTTCTGTACCTCGGCCGTCGCGTAGGTGGCCGCGTTATTCTCCGGGTCCTTCACGTCCTCGCCGTCGTAATACGCCAGCGAATCAAAGGAAATCGTCGTTGCGCTGGACGTCAAGCCGGCCACCAGCAGCGAGGTTATGCGCTTGATGATATTGAACGTCGGCTTCGGGAGACGACTCATCGCCGCGCTCTCGGGAAGATGAATCCACTGGTCGCCCGCAAAGAACGCGATATTCGTATTCACCACGCGATAGAAATTGGGTACCAAACTGTTGTTGTACTGCTTCCCCAACTCATAAAATTGCCAGGCCTGTGTGACGTTGTTTTTATCCTTCTCGGCCACAGGCTATCACTCTCCCTTTGTAATCATACTGGTCGTATCGTTATTGAGGCCGTATGCGGTATCAACGTTATAACTGAGTATAGTGGAAAAAGCCTTTTGCTCGGCTTCGAGCTTTCGGGTTTGCTCCGCCGTTGTCTGTTGTGCTGTCTCGATCTTCGCCTTTTCCAGCAAGGCCGATTTGGCTTTCCAGCCAAGAAAAAAGCCCCCGACCAGAAGGCCAAGAGCCAAAAGAACGCCAAGGATTCCGAAAAGAAAGGCAGTCACTTCTTCACGTCCTTCTTCGGCAAGAACATAGTCGGGTTATCCTCGATGATCTGATACCACGCCCGAGCAAACTGCTCGGCTATGGACTCATCGTCCTCAAAATCTATCTCTCGATCGTCGAGAATGACATGAATAATTTCGTGCAAAAGGGTCTCGCAGCGCTGCTGTTCATCCACGTCGTCCCCCTTCTTAATCTGAATGATGTGCTTATAGTACGTTACCGCCCCGAGACACTCCCGATGCTCGACCAAAATAGGGTCCTTCGTGATTTCAATGGGATAATCGACGCCGTTGACGCGAACCTTTTTTGGAACTCTCATAAATCCCTCCTGCTGATTGTCGTAGTCATAATTGTTATGTGGCGCGAGACACAGGACTCGAACCTGTACACCCTTTCGGACTACTCACGGTTTAGCAAACCGCTGCCTTTCCAGTTAGGCTTAGCCTCGCACAATTGGCGCCGGATGAAGGACTTGAACCCTCATGGAGCATGGCCCCCACTCGGTTTTCTGGACCGGGCTGTTACCAGTTACAGTAATCCGGCGTATGGTGGCCCCTTCGGGATTTGAACCCGAATTTTTCCGCTTTTGAGACGGATGCCTCTGCCGATTGGACTAAAGGGCCATATTCATAACTGCGGGCAAGGGACTTTCACCCTTGCATGTGGTTTTTCCTGTGGCTGTCCACTCAGCATATGCCGTCACCTGTTAAGGCCGTACTTCACTCGCGTATATATTCCGCCACCGCAGTTATTAGCTTGTGAAACCGGGGAATGCCGCCGGTGTGAAAGGAGGTAACACACCGGCGGCCCGGAGGCTGGTTGCGGGAGCGGGACTCGAACCCACGTTCTGCGGCTTATGAAGCCGCGCTGGAACCGTCTCCAGTCACCCCGCAATATCTGAATCTGTAATAGCCTATAAACGCGCCAGAACGGCGGTCAGCCCATCCCGCTCAGGCGTGTATTTTGTTGCCCGACCACTCGGGCGTGTACGGGGAGCATACCGCACCGTCGCCGCCCGGGCGCCGGAGTACGGGATCAAAAGAACGCTGTCATGCGCAAGAGAGACCAGCGCGTACCAGTCTACCTCCACGGCCGTATACGCGCGTCGCCCACGTGAGGCCGTACGCGAAGTCAAATGAAACGATACCGAATCACCGCCAATCTCAGTCGTCTTCACTTGCACGCGCTGCGGGCGTCCCCCGAAGTCGGCAATGAGATCCGCCGTTGTCCCCTCCGTGACCGGGACGTACACGTTGATACCGGCTCTCGCGAACTCGATCAGAACCCGCGCCACACCAACGTCGCCTATCTGTATCGCCGTCATCCGAACTTCTCCTCCCGCCCGTACACATCATAGCATTGCGCCGGGTCGAGGAACGCTCTCTCCTCCAGGTCCCTTCTGCCCCGAACGATTCGTTCCTCCTCGGGGAGCGGGGCATCCACTACACCGTTCGTAAACAGCATGAATGAAAGCGCTTGGCTGGTGCTGTCGACCA